GGTTGCCCCGCGTCTTAATCCTCCCCATTAGAGGTGATCTCATGGCATTTCAAAGTACCATTGGTACGTGGAAATACACACGCGACCCTGTGTGGCGTTGGTATGCAAATTTCCAACGTTGGATTCTCGAGAATCCAGAGACCCCCGTTACGACGGGAGTCAGCCCGATTTTTATCTCGGGCTCACACAGATCGGCAACTACTCGACGAGTAAAGCCGAAAGGTATAGACCTGTTGTTTCAAGGTCAAGCCTATGAGCGCAAACGCGCTCTTGTGAGGATACCTCCGTTTCAGTTCAACCATGTCCCTGCTTGGTACCGCATACAGGGAGGTGGGGGTGCCGTTTACTCCGGGATGGAGCATGGCAACTTTAACCTACACCATGGTGGATTCAGCAATGACCCATTTTACAACGCGCCAAGCCATAGCGGCTACGCGAGTAATGGGGCTGCCCTAACCTATCTCCACAATGCAACGTGGACAGGAGGGCGGCTATCCGACAATGAACTGAGAGACATCCTCGGTGACCAAAAACTTGATATGCTAACTAATGCTGTTGAGTTGAGGAAAACTGCCGAGATGTTTAAGGAACTCAGCAAGCCGTTAATGCGGCAGACTGGGGAGCACGTGAAAGACTTGCGTCGTTATCTCCGTAAGGAGCGTCGGCGCTTTAAGGGTCACGCAGCTCTGGGGATCCCTGGTGTGAAACTTACCAAGGCGTTAGCTGATCTGCACCTAACTTACGTCTTCGGTGTGAAACCGTTACTAGGTGAACTTGAGGGGGCTCTTGAGCTCCTTTTTGAGTTAGATCGCCCTGTTGTAAAAGCGCGGTCGACGAGAAAACTGAACTATGACCTGACGTATCCGGGCACGACTCTGTCTGCTCCGGGCGAACGGGAAAGTCAGTTCAAAACTAGAACGACCCATCGTGGTACGATAACGTACCATTATCACTTGTATGGAGAGCTTGATCCTCTGTATGAGTGGCGGACATTGATGCGCATGGGGGTTAATCCCCTTGCAACGGCTTGGGAACTTGTTCCCTGGTCATTTGCTATCGATAGGTTCCTTGATATCGGTACTGCGTTAACGTCGATGGGAGCCCTCAAGGGCTATAAGCGTACGATCTGTTACGAGACCAGGGTTCACACCCAGGAATCTATACGGACGTGCAACATTTCCTCCATACAGCAGTTTTGTTCGAGGAAAGAAGTTTCACGCATCATACGACCATTAACGTGGTCACTTCCGAGACCCCAATTTGACTATGGGGCTAACCAAGTAGTTACCTACTCAGCACTGCTGCGTCAGCAGCTCGGTAGGTGGACGAAACTTTTCAAGTAAGGAGACTCAAATGAGTCAAGCAACCATGATCACCGTCAATGACGGTAAGGCCACCCCGGTGGCTCATGCCCTGACCCCTACTCAGAACAAGAGTAGCGATGGCTTCACCTTCACCGGAAACGTCACGGGAATCCCCGTATACGACGTCAAGGTGTGGGCAAAACTGAAGCTCGGCACCGTTAAGGAGTCTAGCGAGACCAAAGTAGGTGTTATCTGGCCCATCACAAAATCTGTGAATGGCGTGCTAGAACAGGACCATGTCAACACATCGCGTGTGGAGTTTAACTTCGCTCCTAATGCAACGCCGGCAGAACGTGCCGACTTGTACGCGATGACAATCAATGCGCTCAACAATGCATTGATCCGCGAACAGACGCGCGACTTGATCGCGCTTTACTGACGTGGGTTGGTCTGAGCAGTTCTTGGGTCCTGATGACCTTGAGCTGTTCCTTACATCTCTGCTGGAGTTAATATGTCAAATGAAAAGACTCCTTTCTCTGATTGGCTGCTAGCCACAGAGCGTGGTGTGTTAAAACGCGTTTGTCAGAGTGTGGGGTCTCCCCGCGCTTTGGCAGTTAAGCTGCTAGCCGAAGCGGGAGAGTGGGGGCAACTTATCGCCCTCGCTCCACCTGATAAAGATCCCTGGGTCAACCCTGGGTTTGCTGACGACTACCTCGTTAGTGAAATGATGCGTAAGAATCCGCGCATCGTGGTTCAGGCTATTTGCGGTCGCACGGGGCTTCAACGCCCTGTGAACCGTAAACACGCAGCTATGCGCAGTTGGGTCGCATCCGAGAGAAAGTGTAGAGAGGTGAACGAGCGTCTCTTGCTTAGCGATAGCTGGGCAGAAGATGAGTTCCTATCCCGTGTAGTGAAACGCACACGGAGGAGGATTGCTCGGACATTGGGTCCGCTCGATAGTTCAACTCTCGAAACAATCAAGGATGCAGGAAGGCATGGCCCTGGGGCCACCTCCACGATCAGGGGCAGTCATATCACCCCTGCCAACAAAATGATCTCCCTCATGGGGATCACACCGCTGGCACGTGCGCTACGAGGAGCTGTAACACCGCTCTGGGACGACGAGACCGTCGGTTTTGTCGTCGAATCGTGGGACACGTGGATCAATGTTCCCAAGCATGCACTAACAGATCGAGGGATTTCTATAAACCCCGGTTTTAATGTGTACCTCCAATTAGGTGTCGGGGATGTTATCCGACAACGGTTGCGAGATGCTGGGCTCGATATACGCAGTGGACAACAACGCCATAAGTGGCTTGTCCGCCTCGCGCAGCGCTTGGGTCTGAGCACTATAGACCTTAGTGCTGCGTCCGACAGTATTAGTCGGGAGGTAGTGCGCCTTCTCCTTCCCAGGAGATGGTTCCACATGCTCGAGCTTCTGCGAACTTTCCATACCCGTATCCACGGCATAACCGTGGCGACCGCGAAGTTCGCGGCAATGGGGAATGGGTATACGTTTGAGCTTGAGACCCTGATCTTTTGGGCTCTCGCTGTAAGCACAAACGAACTACTCATCGAAGATGGCACGGCCGACGTACGTCTATGTCGGTTCGTGTCTGTTTACGGGGACGATATCATCGTCCCCCGCGACACTTCGGGGAGGTTGATCGAGGTGCTGGACGCGCTCGGTTTCAGCACGAACATCAAGAAGACGTTCCTGGCAGGAGCGTTCTTCGAGAGTTGTGGTTCTGACGTGTGGAACGATCAAGATGTTCGACCGTTCTACCTTGATGCAGAGCCGCGAGATAGGACTGAGGCTGTGATTCTTATAGCCAACAGTATCCGACTCTATGCGGCACGTCGAGGCGCAAAGGCTGGTTGCGACAAGCGGTTCCTAAACGCTTGGTTGTACGCGGTCAGTCGTTGTGAGAAGGCACAAAGCACGGGAGTGCCTGTGGAGTGGGAGAGGAAACTCTGCCATGACATAGAGCGCGTCCCTTCTGCTAGTGCAGCGTCGGGGCTCATCAGAAACTTCGATGAGTTTATGCCAAAGACGGTGACCCATGATGCAAGGGCGCCGTCGCCTACTTGGCATGACCGCGGGTGGATAACAGTCCGGGGGGTAATGTACTACTTTCCCCCTATTAACTATAAATCCACTGACTACCTGTACCACGTTGGATGTTACATCGTGGCGTTGCACTCCGGTTCACCGGAGACAACACGCGCTATGGAACCCGTTCGCGGGGCCCATAGACCAGGTAGACTCAAGAGCATGGAGGTCCTCAACTGGACCGACATTGGGCCGTGGGTTGATCTCCACGGATAAGCGGTTTGCGGCGTAAGTCGCAAACACCCGACTTCGGG